AGGGAGAATAATCATATATTTGCGTTTCCCTTAAAATTATACTATGACAAATGAAGAAATAGAAAAAACTCTATTAGGCAAACTGATTGTTAACAATGAGTTATATGAAAAATATTCTAACCTTTTACATGAAGAACTATTTGTTACTCCTTTTAATAAATCAGTATATATAGCATTTATTAAATTAATGAATAGGGGTCAAGTGGCAGATTTACTAACACTAGGTAAACTTATTAAAGGAGATCAAGTTATTTATAATCTATCACTTATGACAGATGATGCATTTTCTTTTACAGATATAACAACTTGCATAGCTATATTAGAAGAAGAATTCCAAAAAAGAATACTTTTTGGTATAGTTTCTAATGTAAATAATCAATTATCAGAAAGAGAAGAGTTAGAAATTATCATTGGAGGTATAGAAAAAGACATGTCTAAATTAAATACATCCAAAGGAGAAGAACTTGCAGATCTTGATAAGCAATTAAATAATATGCTTGGAGATATTGAAGTGAGAATGAATAGTGAAGGACTATTAGGAATACCAACAGGGTTTAAAGATATTGATAAATTCACTGGAGGTTGGCAAGAAACAGATCTTATAATTGTAGGTGGAGCATCATCTATGGGTAAAACAAGTTTTGCTCTTGCCTTGGCCTTTAATGCTGCTAAATATAGTAAAACACCTACTGTAATATTTTCTTACGAAATGAGTAGTCCACAATTGCTTAAAAGATTAATATCAGTGGAATCTGGAGTTAATAATTCTTATATTGCTAATGGAACTATAGGAGATGAAGAACTAAAAAGAATTCACAAAGCAACAACCACTGTATCAAATACACCAATAAATATAGATGAGTGTAATATAACATCATTAAATTATCTTATCTATAGAATAAAAGAATATGTAAAAACAAGAAAAGTTAAACTTGTTATGGTTGATTATCTTCAACTAGTATCATATTCTTCTAAAAAGCTATCAAGAGAACAAGAAGTGAGTAAAGTAGCACGAAAACTAAAGAATCTTGCTAAAGAACTTAATATAACTATAATAGCATTGAGTCAATTGAATAGAGGTGTAGGTATGAGAAATAATAGCAAGCCTACACTATCTGATTTAAGAGAATCAGGTGAAATAGAACAGGCTGCAGATATAGTAATGCTTATCTATAGACCTGAATACTACGGATTAGAATATGATGATGCTGGACATGATGCAAAAGGCATTGCCAATATCATATTTGCTAAAGGTAGAAATATAGGAGTTGGAGAAGTAACTCTAAAATTTATAAGTAATTTAACTAAATTTGAAAATTATGAAAAATAATATAATAAGTAGATTTCCTATACTAACTACACTGGCTATTACAATAGTTATTTTCTATATAGCACCAGTATTATTAACCATATTAATATTCTTATTAATTGCAGTACCTATTTATTTAACTGTTAGATTATTTGGCAGGTAGTATATATTTTGTATATTTACCTTCAAATAATTTAAAAAAGCATGGGAATATTAACGGTGGCTTTGTTCACAGCAATAGGATATTACATTATCTTACACAAAATACTTGGTAGAAAAAACCTAGTAAAATCACAATCTCTTTGGGATATATTATTTACGATTGGGATACCTTTATTATTTATAGGTACTTTCAGCGGACTAGCAACTGCAGTAGTAGCGGGAGTCATATTCTCAATACTTACTGCTATAACTCCAAAACCTGATGGAGAAAAAAAGTAATCGTTCACACTTAAAAGATATCGTAAATGAAATAGCTTACGATTTAGGATTAAATAAAGCAACAGTAAAAAAAATACTTACTGAATCATTTAAAGAGATTGCACTAATACTAATATTAAAGGGTCGCCCTGTAATGATTAGAAGATTTGTAAAATTTGTAGTAGCATTACAAACTGCAAAAAAAATTAAAGATAATTTACAAAAATTTCAAACAAGAAAAAAATGAATTTAAACGACTTAAAAAAAGAATTACCATATAAGTGGAGAGTACAGTCCACTAAGTACGGAAAAACAACCTGTGTAGCATATATTGACGCTAGAGACTGCATGGACATATTAGATGAAGTTTGTGGTCCAGAAAATTGGCAAAGTATATTTTATGAAGAAAACGGATTATTATTCTGTAAAGTAGGTATATGTCATGGAGGAGCACAATATGACACTTGGATATGGAAATCAGACACAGGATCAGAATCTAAAGTAGAGAAAGATAAAGGCCATGTATCAGACGCATTTAAACGTGCATGTGTATCATGGGGTATAGGTAGGTTTTTATACAGACTACCAATACAGACGCTACAAACTAAACAATGGAAAGGTAAGGACTATCCTTATGCTCCAGAAAAAGATAAAATTATATTTGATGGCGATACGCTAACTAAATATATTAATTGGAAAATTAAAAATAATAAATAATGGAACAAGAAAGAGAAGAACAAGTATTTGATAAAATACTAACACAAGATACCAGTTATTATGAAGAATTAGAATCTCTACGTAAAGAATTTGAAAGAGTGAAAGAATATAACTTAGACTTAAAACTTCAAGTAATTGAAACAAAAGAAAAACTACATAAAATATTACAAATTTTAAATAAATAAAAAATGAAAGTATTACCATTTGACTTAAAAGTCGTAACAACAGGTCCTGCAGAAGGACAGAAATTTGAATACATAACACCTGGAGCTCAGCTATGTGAAGTGACAGGAATTAAAACATCTGATCAATTAGATAATTACACAGGAAGTCCGTTTATAGACTTTTTAGTAACATCATCAGGAAAAATTGGTAAATGTAGATTTTGGGCAGTAAAGGATACTGACAAAAAGTCATCTAAAGATTGGAAGATTAAACAATTAAGAGATTTCTTAATTAATTGCGGAGTCAGAGATTTTTCAGATGATACTAAAGCTATGAATGACGCTATAGGAAAAAAGCTAATGGTAGCCTTTACCTCTCAAGAATATACTACAATAACTAAAGGTACAGGAGAGCCTGTAATTAGAACTTCTGTAGGGTATAGATGGTCTGCAAAAGAAGGAGGAAAGTGTACCTATAATCCAGATATGAATAGAGAATTATCTGAAGATGAGAGAACTAAGTTTATGGAAGAGCATAAAGCTTGGGCAAGACAAAATAATGAAATTAATAATAATGATGTTGAATCTTTTGGCGATAATATTGCTGATGAGGATATGCCATTTTAACATTTAATGGGGCTTCGGCCCCATAATTGCTCTTATGATATTTATAAAAGGAAATGTACCAAGTTCTAAAAATGGAAAAAGATGGACAGGAAAATATTTAATTCATTCAAAAACAACTATGAATTATATTAAAGAGTCTAAAGAAGAATGGATACAGAAAAAGGATGATTTTTTAAAATTATTAAAAGATAAAGAACCACCTTATCAAATTAGTTTTAAATTTATCAGAAAGAGTAGAAGAAAATTTGATTATATAAACCCTTGTCAAACAGTTCAGGATTTAATGGTTAAATATGAATGGATAGAAGACGACAATTGTGAATTTATAAAACCCTCATTTGAGACTTATGAATACAATAAAGAAAATCCAGGTGTAGAAATAAAAGTAAATTAATTAAAATTAAAACAATGGCAAAAAGCAAAACAAAAAGAAAACCCAAAACACAAAATAAATCAATATCAGAAAAAGAAGAAATCAATATTGGTGGTAAAAAATTCAAAGTAGCATTAACTGTAGCTGATACATTAAGATCATTAGCAGACGCTTTACATGCTCATGAAATAGCATTACTTACTTGGGTGCATAAAGATTACAATGGAACAGAAACAGAAGACCTAGAAGGATTCAGAAAAAGTCTTGATGAATACTGTAAAGGAATTCCAAATGCAGAAAACATTCTTGTAAGAATGGGAGAAATAGATAAAAAAATAGAAGAAGAAAAAAATAAAACTAAAGAAAATAAGAAAACCACTAAAGAAGAAGCGGAAGCAAAAGAATAACTACTACTTGTCGTAGAACTTCTTTGGTGTTAAAGCCCCCGTTCTAAAGATATAATCATCTTTGGGGGCTTTTTTTAACCTATATATGAAATTAATTAAAGAACATAATTTAACACAGCACAACTACTATATAGATACAGAATATGTATCTAACAGTATGTTGAATAATCTTACTGGTAAATCACCAGAATATTTTAGGTTTATGATGGATAATCCTCAGCCTAGTACACCAGCAATGAAATTTGGATCAGCATTACATATGAATGTCTTACAGCCAGAAGAATTTGAAAATTACTATGCAATATCTCCTAAGTTTGATAAAAGAACTAAACAGGGAAAGGCAGATTACGAAGAGTTTACAAACAACAATATGTTTAAAACTGTTATATCAGAACAAGATTATTATCTTATAAATCAAATAACTGAAAAAATAATGAAAGATTCTGATGCTAAGTTAATGCTTAATAACGGACTTAAAGAACATATTATAGCATGGGAAAATGAAGAGTTTGGTGTAAAATGTAGAGGTATGCTTGATGTTTACAACAAAGAATCTGATATTATAGTTGATCTTAAAACAACACAAGATAGCTCTTATTACGGCTTTGCGAGCTCTGTAAGGAAGTTTAAGTACTACAAGCAGGCTGCATTCTATATGGATGCTGTAAGGGCTCACGAGTTTTATATTGTGGCTATAGAAAAGAATCCACCGTTTAGTATAAATATTATACAAATAGGAAATGATTTACTTGATCACGGTAGAGAACTTTATAGTAAAGATTTAGAAATATACAAATATTGTACAGATAATGATTATTGGCCTGGTCAAGGATTTGATTATCTTAACAAGAAGTCAGAAAGAACTATACATATAATGAACGAAGATATATTATGAAACATTCAGTAGTATTTGAAGGAGGTATTGATAAAGTTAGTACCTTAGCAGATGGGAGCCTACGTATTTTTGTAGGTACTCCCGAACTAACCAGAGAGACAATGGTTAATCTATTTGGATTAATTAAAAGACCTGGCTATGTATTAATATCAGCAAATCATATCAATCAAGATCAGATAGATGCAGTTGAAAAAGCAACAGCTAATACAGAATTTAGCGAAAAAACTCCTAGTCAAAGAATGAGAGGAGTCCTATATAAATTATGGGAAAAAACACAACCTAAAACCATGAATGGGGATTCAGGTGAAATGGAATATGTAGAATTTGATTTATTCTACAAAAGACAAATGAATAAAATAATTGACCACTTTAAAACTAAATTAGACTAATGACAAATCACAATAAGTATTATTGGGAAGTAGGAAGAAATGGATATATTGCTGATATTACAGCAGATAAAAGAATACCTTCTTATTATATAGGTAAATATCATAAATATGAAGCCCGTAGAGTTGTAGAAGATTTTGATCTTTCTTACAACTGCGGGACGGCAGTTACATATCTCTTACGTGCAAATCGCAAACATGATACACCGATAAAATGTATTGAAAAAGCTATAGCTCATTTAGAATTTGAACTTGAAAAATTAAAAAGAGATGGGTAGACAAAATGATAAGTTAATTAAAAATATGAAAGAGTATGAGCAAAAAGAAAAAGCTAAACAGCAAGAATCCAAAATACATGGACAAAACTCAACTGAACGAAAAAACAATAAAAAAAAGAAAACTCGCTTGTACCACCTCTAACGGGGTAAAAGTTTATGCAGTTTGGTATGAATAAAGACAGACAAAATAAAGACTCAATGTTATTCTTAATAGTTAGCTATATAGCATTGACTGCTTTAATAGTGGGTTTAGCAATAGGAAGACTAATATAAACAATATTTAATATGAGTGAAATTATAAGTTTAGGTGTTATAATGTTTGTTTTAATAGCTGGTTTTTTAATGGGAGCTATATGTGTTCTAATTACAAACATAAAACAAAATGAAGCCTTGAGAAAAGAAGTGGACAAATTCAGAGATTTATACTTTGAAGAAATGGATAAATGGAGAAATAAATATGTGAATGATGATTACGAAGCATATTAGATACATATTACATAGGCTGGGATTTCATAATTCTAGATGTAGAAGAAGACTGTTTACAACAAAAGATAAATACATTTGTTTAATAACAGGAAATAATCATAAAAAATTTAAACTATGAGCTTTTTAAAACATTTAAAAAAAACAACACATGATGATAGTATAAGATGGATTGTAAAATACAACTCTAAAGATATAGTAAGAGAGGTAAAACAAATTTATAAGCCTTCTGAATATTATGCTATGAATCTGCATAAAGGTAAAAATGCTAGACCATTACATAATAAAAATGCCTTAATAAAAATATTAGAAGAAGATAAAGAAAAGAGAAACTAAATAATAATAGTATTATGACAAAAAATAAAGATTTAATAAATTTCTTTGAAGATTATTGCACAAAAACTGAAACAACAATAGATCAGTTATTAGGCAAATCCAGAAAAAGAAATTTAGTAGATAAAAGAATGATTTTAGCTTATACGTTAAGAAGATCATTAGAAATGACTTATATGCAGATAGCAGAGATTTTCAATAAGGATCATGCATCTATTATATATTACAATAGAAATGTAGAAAATTTTATAGATGTATATCCTTATATGAAAAGATTACATGAAACAGCAGAAGAATGTTTATCAAAGTATAAAGAAAGTTTAATAAACTTTTATAAATCTCCAGCAAAAAGCCTTGTAAGAAAAAGAGAAAAATTAATATAAAATAAATAGAATTATGAAATTAAACCCGCTAGGAAAAAATATTATTGTAAAGCAAGAAGAAGCTAAAAATAAAACAGAATCTGGCATTATTACTGGAAACACTCAAAAACCTAATCAAGGTGTTGTCCTTGCTATAGGAGATGAAGTAGAAAAAATAAAAAAGGGAGATAAGATAATTTTCTCTGGATTTGGTAGGCAGCCAATGGAACATGAAGGAGAACAATTTCTTATGCTTAAAGAACATGAAATATTAGCAACTATTAAATAAAAGAATATGGCAAAAGAAATAACATTTGATATTAATGCAAGAAATGCATTAAAAGCTGGCGTAAATAAGTTAGCTGACGCAGTAAGAGTTACATTAGGACCTAAAGGAAGAAATGTAGTAATACAAAGAAAGTACGAGGCTCCATATATTACAAAAGATGGAGTGTCTGTAGCAAGGGAAGTGGTATTAAAAGATCCTATTGAAAATATAGGGGCTCAAATGGTTAAAGAAGTAGCTAACAATACTAATGAGTCCGCAGGAGACGGAACAACAACAGCTACAGTATTAGCTCAAGCAATAATCAATGAAGGTTTAAAAAATGTAGCAGCTGGATCTAATCCTCTTGATTTAAAAAAAGGTATTGATATAGCAGTTAAAGAAATTATAGAAAGAGTAAATAAAAACTCTATAAAAATAAATGGAGATTATGATAAAATAAAACAAATAGCTACTATCTCTGCAAATAATGACAAAGATATAGGGGCTCTTATAGCAACAGCTATGAAAAAAGTTAAGTCAGAAGGAGTTATTACAGTAGAAGAAGCGAAAGGCGTAGAAACAAGTGTAGAGCTTGTAGAGGGAATGACACTAGATAGAGGATATCTTTCTCCACATTTTGTAAATAACACCTCTAAAATGACTGTAGAAATGTTAAATCCATATATATTATTATGTGATAGTAAAATATCTATGATGGATGATCTTATTCCTGTATTAGAGCAAGTTTCTAAACAAAGAACACCTATCTTAATTATAGCTGAAGACGTAGATGGAGAAGCTTTATCCTCACTGGTAATGAATAAAATTAGCGGAGTGATAGATGTATGTGCTATAAAAGCTCCTAGCTTTGGAGATGAAAAAAATGAAATATTAGAAGATATAGCTATATTAACTGGCGCTACTTTAATATCTAAAGACAAAGGATTAAATTTACCTGCTACCACTTTAGATATGTTAGGTAAATGTGATAAGATCGTAACTGATAAAGATGGAACAGTTATTATGTCTGGTCATGGAGACAAAAAAGATATTAAAAAAAGAATATCTCAGTTAAACAAACAAATATCTGAAAATAATAGTTATGGTGCTGAAAAATTACAATCTCGTATTGCTAAAATGTCTGGAGGTGTAGCCGTATTATATGTAGGGGCTACAACAGAAGTAGAATTAAAGGAAAAAAAAGATAGAGTAGATGATGCTCTTGCTGCTACTAGAGCCGCGATGGAAGAAGGTATTGTTCCTGGAGGAGGTGTAGCTATATTAAGAGCTTCTCAAGACGTTACAAATAATGTAAAGTTTAAAAAAGAACATTCTTTAGGGGCATCTATAATCACTAAAGCAGTTCAAGTTCCATTAGAAAATATATTAGATAATGCTGGATTACCATCTCAAGTTATCATTAACAATATATTATCTGAAAAAGACGACTATGGATTTAATGCTAAAACAGAAAAGTATGAAAATTTATTAAAGTCTGGAATTATAGATCCTGCTAAAGTAGTTAGAGTTTCATTAGAAAATGCAGCTTCTGTAGCAGGTATGTTACTAACCACTGAATGCGTATTAAATGAGATTGAAGATAAAGAGGGGTTAAAATCATAACCCCTTTTTTATTTTTCTTTTTCCCATCTTTTAGGATTGTCAGCACAATCTGCATCCTTTAAAGTAGTTTTTATTTTCATAAAACACTTACATAATCTGCATTGTTTACTGAAAGATGTCAAATGTTCACATTCTTGACAAATTTTCCATCTTCTTTCTCTTTCTTGTTTACTTGCTAATACTGACATTATAATTTAAAATTCCTTGTAACCCATTGGCTCTATGATAAAGAAACGCTTGAGCTTTTTTAATATTTCCTATAAATCCTTTTGAGTCATGCCAAAAATCTGTAGCTGACATAGAAGATAAATTTCTAACAGTTATACCATTAAGCTCTTCAATAGCTTGTAATTTTAAAGCTTTGTTAGTGTGATAATGACCTCTATGCACCTCAACAAAATCAACATCTGACCATGCATTTTTATATCTTTGAGATATTATACCAGGTAAATTAGCCGCTTTAGGCCCATCTCCATGATCTGATATAATCATATTTTTACCATATACAAGCATTTTCATTTGACAATCAGAATTATCAACCTTAACATTTTTATTATTCTCATAATATAATTCTAACATATCTCCTAAATGCATTACAGATTCTCTATCATGATTACCTGGAACTACCATAACATGAACAGGAGCTATTTCATAAAGATAATTAATACATTTTATTAAAAGCTTTCTAGCAGCTCTATACATATCTATATGATAGTTAGTATTAAATTGTGGAGTTCCTTTTGTAGTGGAAGGTATAGGCCAATCTCCATCTGAATTTAATAAATCTTGACCTACTATAAATAATATTTTATCTACATGGTATCCTTGAGCTCTATATAATAAATGTTCTATTGCGTTTATTAATCTACTAGAGGCTATATCAAGATTATATTCATCCCCTTTTATTCCTATCTTACCTAAATGTAAATCAAATGCAGAAATTTCTAAAAGATATTTATCTTTTTTATCTCTGTCATATTCTTTGTTTTCTACTAAAGGGGACAAGTCCTTTAGGTCTTCTTTAAGCTCTTTAGATATTAGCTCTAAATTTAGATGAGCTTTTATTGGTTTGAACCAAGCTTTCATACGATACATAGTTACAGTATTAGGATTATTTTCACTATCAAATCCTGTTACTTCATATGTACCTATATCAAATTTTTCTAATTGCCATGAAGATGTATCTATATTAGCGGCTTCAATCAAATCATCTATAGATTTTATTCTTGTAGATTTTTCTACATTAACAACCTTACTTTCTTCTTTTGTAGATATATCAATAGATTCTTTTTCAGGATCGTTTGATACATCACCTAATTTTTTTCTAATTCTACGAGCAATACTTCTTATTTGCTCATAATTAGTATTAAACATTTTTGCTGTTTCCGCATATCCACTGCGTAATTTAGTTGGATTTTTTAAAAGGTATTCCTTTAGTTTTTCATTAATAGACATAAATAAAAAGTTTATTATTCGTCAATACCAAAACCGTGTTGACTCTTAAGGACTAATTTAACTGGTTTATACGAACCTTTTTTACGACCCTTTTTTAATTTATTAACGACTTTATTAACAGTGTCTAAATTATTAATAATATCCTCCTCATCTATTCCCTTAACCACGATATTTTGCATGTGATGTAATTTACCCCTTCCGTCTTTCAAAGTCCAGTCTGAAAGCCAAATAGGAGTATTATATTTACTGTTTGATATAGTCACTTTTTATAACTGTAATATCTACATACGGATTAGATGTTAAAACGTAAAGATAAACAGTTTTTTTTGGATCTACAAAAGATAAAGACCCTAAATTAATACTACTAGAGTTATCCGTCCTATTACTATAAATTATATATGCACTACCACTAGTAAATGAAACAGGCTTATTGGCAGAATCATCCGCAACAAAACCAGTTACAAGAGTTGTTAATTCTTCTGGTGCTGTATGACTCCAATATATATATATTATATTTTGACTTTCAAAAGTTTCTGCAACACTATCTGTATATTGAAAAAGAAATTCTCCCCTAAAATTTATTGCTAAATTATCTAATTGTTGTCCCGCATCTATTTGCCCTATACTTGTCCATGTATTACTTGAAACTGTATAACCTTTTATAATTGTAGAATGCGTTTGTTGAGTTACATCAGTTTCTTCTACAACTGTTTGTAGTCTATTTGCTCCTTGTATTGCGCCTGCTGATACATTTATGTTTTGTATAGGGGGACGAGTTGCACTTCTATCTATATTATAACCTCTTGGTTTTTCAGAAGAAATATATGGTGAAAATCCACTTGAACGACTTTTTCTCTTTTTTTTCTCCTCTCTTACGGACATTATAAATTTAAATAAGTTATCTCTACAGTATTACCTTCTTCAATTTCATTGGCAATTAAAGGATAAATTCTTTTATAGGCATTATTTGATTTTCCTATAAACCCATTTTTCATGATAACATTATTTTCTTGCGAATCACCCACAAGCAAACACCCTGCAGTATGCTCGTCAGTATTACCAGTATGGATAAGAATATACTCAAAATTAGGAACATTAGTAACATGAAGCATGCCTTTATGAAAACTACCATATTTTCTTTTATATCTTTCATGAAACCCGCCAACAGTTCTTAATTCTATTTTATACGTACCATCAGGTACTCTAGTTTCTCCCATAACCTTATCTTCTCTATACTCATCTTCTAATGTATAGCATAAGAATTCTAATCCATTCTCTTTTTCTATAAAAAGTAAGCCAGAAGTACTATCCTCCTGGCTACTAAATCTTACAACCTTAAGTTTCATATATTATTATTTACTAGTCGTCTGTATTGATTCCAGTATTTTTTCCATCAGCAATTAAGTATTGTACTTTTTGAGCAGCAGTTGCAGAAGCAACTACTAAATCATTAGAAGCGTCTCCAGCACCATCAATATGAAGAGGAGAAAAGAAACATTCACCTGGCTTTAAGTCAGCAACAGTATCTCCATCTGCTTTTACATCTAATGCATAATCTGTATCTACATGCTTTATAAAAGTATAAATACAGTCTTTATGATTTAAAGCTCCATTAAGTGCAGTATCTGATGTACCATTTGTTAATATTTCACCAGTATGCATATGCTTTGAATCTGCAACCTCTGCTGCAGTAGTAAAAGAAGGTGCAAAACTAAATACTGTAAGTCCGTCTGCGTCTACCAAACTAAATGAACCCGATGCTGTCACTGTAAATGTGTTTGTTGCCATATTATTATATTTTTTATATTATTTATTAAGCGTTTGAATCTATTTCTACTGCAAAGTATTCTGCAGTAGCAGTATTATCTGTTCCTCTTGCAGTAACTGTATCAGTATCACGCAAAATTGTAAAGAAAAACTCACCTGGCTTTAATACTGCTAGAAGATCATTAGCGGAACTTGCCCCACCATAAACCTCTAATGCGCTAGCATCATCTAAATTTCTTACATAAATAGCCTTACCATATCCTGGTGCAGCCATTATTGTTGCGTCACCATCTGTAGCACAATCAACTCTTCCTGTTGCTATCTGATCAACACCTGTAATATTTAAAGAATAAGTTCCTGATTGTGACTGACTATAACCAGTAGCTGTTGTAGCTGACATGTTTAATGCTACGTTCAATGTGTAATTTTTTGCCATTGTGTTTTATTTTTTTACAAATTTAAGAAATTTTTTTTATATTGCCCCTTTTCTTTAATGGTTTTTAATTTATGACATTTCTCATATTCTTCAATACTTACAAAGTAATTTATCATATCATTTATAGTCTCTTCATCTATGTCTTCTTTAGGGCTAAAAGGAAGACTACACCCATTATACTCAAGTAAATCATTAAATGTTAGTTCTCCAATAACAATAAAATACGCATTGTTCATTGATTCTTCGTATAATTCATCATCATCTTTCAAGAGACTACACACTATACCCATTATTTTTTAACCTTTTCAAGGGATCTTCCCCCAAAATAAGCTCCAATAACAGTAATTAATACTAATTGTAATAAATCCACCCATGAGGACTTTACCTCAAAATTTAATGCCCCTGCATCTATAAATATTAATAACATAGTACATACTATTAAAAATATCAATACTAGCGGTCTAACATTTTTACTAAGCCATGAGTCTGATTTTAAATCTACCTCCCAACGAGAAGTGATATTTTTCTCCATCTCTACTTGGTAATTAGCTAACAATTCTTTTATTTTTCTATCTGCCTCTAATTTCTCTTCTTTAGATGTATGTAGATTATCTATAACCCCACCTACATTTTTTATTAGATCTGCAGCTCCTCCTGATAATATTTTATTTAACATATTTTATTTATTTAATAACCTCCTTCACTAGGACCTTCTGGTGATGGACCTTCTGTTGATCGGCCACCTTCAGGACGTCTAGTACGCCTACCATTTTGTTGGCTAGTTTGTTGACTAGATCCAGAGTTAGTATACGTATCTTCTGTTGTATCATCCATAACAAGACCATCACTAGCCGTATTAATTACGTCTTCTATCTTATCAGGATTTATTTTTTTATCTATATAATCTTTTATAATTGATGGATTTGGTATATCATTATGATTACCTCCAGCCATATATCCTTTTTGCCCTTGATAACGATGCGTATGATATCCATCATATCCATGCTCTTCTCCCCAAGAGACGGCCTCTTTTATAGAGCTAAATAATGGCTTATTATCTATTTTAGTTAAAATACTCATTCTTTTATTACTTTATAATTAATTTCTTCATTAATAATTATATTATAAATTCCATCACTATAATTAGATAAATTTATTTTATTTATATCCTTTTCTTTGATAATTCTTTCACCTAAAATATTATAAACTTCTATATTTACTATTGTATTAAAATTAATTATATCTTTAGTTGGATTAGGATAAATAATTATTTCATTATTTGGAACTCTAGAAGGAGGATAATCACCTGTCCAATTATCACTACAATAATTATATGTTAATTGACATATAGTATCCCATTCATTATTACAGCAATAATTCT